AATTCCTCGCTGATCACTACGCTCGTAAACGATGTTCCGAGCTACGCATAATAGGGGGAACTGTGTATATCATAATAAGCATCGTAATTGGCTGGGTCATTGGTTATATCTGTGGTGTGACAGCAATGAAGAATATAATCGAGAAAAAATGGATAAAATTCGTTGATACGTTGAGCATAGCAGAAGTAACCAAATTTAATATTGTTTTAGAAAGGTTCTTGAAGTTCATAAAGGAATAAAAAAATTATAAGGAGAGTATTAAATTGGAAAATATCGAGAACATAAAAGACGATCAGAAGGCGACCACGGCTACCGCGGAAGTGCCGGAAAAATCGAAGCGGAAATCGTATCACCCGATAGAGGTCAGGCCGATGCCGCGACCTAAGATTAAAGCGTTCCGCGCTTCCGGCCTCGATCCCGCTATTAACCCTGAAGCCGAAACTAACCCGGCCATAGTCATAAAAACCATCGATTACATAATCGATGAAATTTATGGCGACCTGGCCGAAATCGAAAACCTTGAATTTTACCAGCTGCGCGATCTCGCGACGGATACTTATATTCGCGCGAACCGCGGCCCTGAATCAATAAAAAACTAATCGAGGTCTGGGAGAAGTTAAACGACAAAGATATCGTCGGATTTTGCGCGGCTTGTCGAAAAAACTTTTCCCGGACGCCTGAAAAACTTCGATGCCGAAAACCCGAAGGCTGCGAAAATCAGCCGCCGAAATTACTGCCTGAAAATTTCGAAGCCTGGGAACTCTGGAATGCATGTTCAACTCAATGGCGTGTCGGTATGGGCGGCCTCGTGGGACTGGACTACAACGTGCTTTTCAAAATGGCCGATTTTCTTGAAATCACTATTGATGATGAAATGATGAAAAAAATAACGGCTCTTGAATATAACTGCCTGAAGAGCTGTATGCCGAAAGAGGGTGCGAAAAATGTCTAACAATAATATCGAAATTACGATCAAGGCGATAGATCAGGCATCCGCGGCGCTGAAAAACGTCGGCAATTCGCTCAAAAATATCGGCAATTCTTCGGCGGAAATCAATAAAGTTAACAGCTCTCTTTCAAAACTTTCATCATCATCTTTCGGCGGTATTTCTTCCGGCTTACTAGCCATAGCTAACGGTTTTAAATCTATAATTACGCAGGCGGCGGGTTTCATGACGGCCCAGATCGCTTTGAACGGTTTATCGACCTTAGTCGATGCCGCGAAAAGTTCGGTTTTAGGCTATAACGACGAAATGAAGCGCGCTCAGATTTCTTTTGAAACCATGTTTAAAGGTTCGAAAGAGGCTGCGCGCGCGTTCATGAATGATCTCGATAAATTCAACGAACGAACACCTTTCGAAATGCCTGACGTTCAAAGGCTTGCACAGCTGCTGCTTAACGCCGGTTGGGCAGCGCGCGACGTCATACCGACGATGAACGCGCTCGGCAACGCCGCGGCCGCGAGCGGTAAAGGCGCCGAAGGCCTCGAACGCATAACGCTGGCGCTTTCGCAGATTAAACAAAAAGGCCGCGTTCAGCAGGAAGAGTTACTTCAGCTCATGGAGGCGGGCGTCGCGGCTGCTCCTATCCTCGCCGATAAACTAAAATTAACCGGCGATCAGATAGCGAACATCGGCAAGCACAGCATCAATGCCGACGTAGCAATTAAAGCGCTTGTCGAAGGCATCAACGAGCGTTACGGCGGCTTGATGGAGCGGCTGAACGATACTTTAACCACTCAAGTCAGCACGATAAAAGATAACTTTTCGGCGATCGGCGCGGCGATTGGAGAGCCGATATATACCGCCCTTGTCGATACTTTGAAGGAAGTCAATGCCTGGACGAGCAAGGTAAAAACCGCCATAAAAACGATCGGTGTGGAAGAAACTTTTAAAATATTGGTTCCGGAAGAGTGGCAGGCGACTCTTAAAGAAGTTTATAAGTCGTTGATAGATTGCGCTGAAGCCTTTAAGATAATGGCGCGCGAGGCCAGGGAAACCGGAAATGCTCTCGATTTTTTCGGAATAGCGTCCGGTACGGTAAATTTAACGGTACAGACGCTTGCGGCGAGCATGAATATTTTATCGGCATCGATGCTCGGGATAAGGTATGGCGTGAAATATCTCGGACAGGGAATAAGAGATGTTGCCGCCGGCGCTGAGCAAACTATCGTTAATTTTGAGAACAAAAGTAAACGAATCGGTAAATTTGTTTATGACATGATGACTTTCAGCGGATATAAAGAAGCGAAAATCAATTTTGACATAAGCAAAAATTCGCCGTCTTCAGTTAATAATGAAAATCGCGGCTATAGCGAATTTGGTGACGCATCGGAAACAAATGTCAGCAATATTCCGGCATTTAAAAAAGCATCCGGCGGCGCCGATAAAACTTCGCTGGGCTATACCGGCCCGTCCAATTCAGACAAATATAGCGGTTTTTCAGGCCGAAGCGTTCCTTCAGGCGGAAGTTCCGGCGGCGGCCGCGGCGAAGATAAAGTATTTAAACTCGCGAACCGCATCCAGGACACCTTCAACGATCTCAATCAGAAAATCATATCCGAAACCGGATCGTCTTATCAGCTCGGCATGTCAAAAATAAATGACGAAATCGATAAAATGCAGCGCGAGCTCGTCGCTAAAGGCAAAATGGAAGGCCTCGACACGTCGGCGCTGGAAGCGAAGATCGGCGAATATCAGAGCGTAATGACGGAGCCTATCAAGCGCGCCTGGCGTGATGCCTGGATAGACATGGGAAACGATACAAAATTAATATCGGCTAAAATGCTCGATGACAAAAAGGCGCAGGCTGAAGCTGAATTCCAGATCGCGATCGCCGGCATCGAAAAAGAAAAACAAGCGCGGCTCAAAGCGCTCGGAACTGGCGACCCGGTCACTGATATGCAGGCGAGAATAGTGGTAGAAAACGAAGTAGGTCTTAAACTCGCCCAGGCTAAAAAAGAACGCGACGATAAAGAGCGCCAGGCCGAGGTTGAAAAGTTTAACATGCGCATCGAGTATAACCAGCTCGATCTCGATTTAAATATCCGGACGCAGGAAGAGATAGACCGCCTTAACCGCCAGGAGCTTATCAATAAAAAAGCCTATCTTGCCGAGCAGCTCGCGGACGAGCAGAAAACCGCCAGGGAACGGCTCGAAATTAAACGCCAGCTCGCGGAAACCGAAAGAAGCCTGCAATCCACGCCTACGACGGCGGCCGGCGGATTCGTGAGCGGCCTCAAGCAGACGGCCGATTCATTCGGGACCTGGGCGAAAAACATGGAAGAGGTCGGCAGGCAAACGGCTCAGTCGATGCAGAGCGCCTTTCAGGAATTCTTTTTTGACGCCATGACAGGACAGCTCAAAAGCCTTGGCGACTACGTGAACAGCTTTTTAAAGGGCGTCGCGCGAGCTATTTCGAATGCCCTGGCAAACGCTTTCGCGCAGAAGCTCATATCTTTTATTTTGCCCAGCATCGGCGGCCGCGCGGACGGCGGACCCGTTTATGCCGGCACGCCTTATGTCGTCGGCGAGCGCGGGCCCGAGGTCTTTATGCCGCGCCAGAGCGGAACGATAATTCCGAACCATGCGCTGGCGGGCGGCGGCCAGGGAGCGGCTCCCGTGGTCAATGTTTATAACAGCAGCCCCGCGGCGAAAACCGAAGTGAAGCAGGAAGCCAAATGGGACGGCAAGCGCTGGGTAGTGAATGTGGTCCTGGAGGCAATCGCCAATAATACAGGCAATATACGCGATATGATATCCGCAAGGGCAGGTGCATAACTATGGCAACGGCTATCAACTGGCCTACGTCAATCAAAAATCCCGTCTATCCACTGAGCGAAGGAAGCGAAGACGGCGTAATAAGATCACAATTCGAGAACGGCGTCGAGCAAACACGACGCCGTTTTACCAGGCAGCGAAAAGACTATACGCTGAAATGGACTCGCATGAGCGCGACGGATAAATCGACCTTCGACACTTTTTATGACACGACGACGGCTGCGGGATCTCTTTCATTCAACTGGACTCACCCGATAACGAACGTCACCAAAGAATATCGCTTCGTTGCTCCGCCAAGGCGGGACGCCATCGACTATAACTGGTATTACGTAGATTGCCAGATTCGTGAGGTATAGCGGCTATGCTCAACATATCGGCAGCGGCAAAAATTGAAAAGAATAAACTGGCGGCCGATGGCGCCTGGCTGGTGCTGCTCGAAATTACGATTCCGGTTTTGAATGAAACCTTGCGGCTGGTCCGCAATACTGATGATGTAACATGGCGCGGATATACCTGGACCGCCTTTCCTTTTGAACCGGACGAAATCAGCGAAGACAGCAAAGGCGAATTACAGACGCTTGCCGTCAAGGTGTCGAACGTCACGCGGACGATCCAGTATTATCTCGAACAGGGCGACGGCGGGATCGGAGCAACCGTAAAATTATTCGTTGTCCATTCGAAACATCTCGATCTCACCCAGGCCGAATATGAAGAAACTTTTGAAATCACGAGCACGTCGGCGGATGCGCAATGGGTCACTTTTTCTCTGGGCCTCGGATATCCGCTTATGGCGCGCCGGCCCGAGCGCAGAATATTGAAGAACTTTTGTCATTTCGAATATGGCGGCGCGGAATGCGCCGTGAGCGCGGCGGTTAAACTCGATCATCCGACATGCAATAAAAGCCTTGTAAATTGCCGTGAACGTGAAAACTCTGTCAGGTATGGCGGAGAGCCTTCAATACCGTCCGGCGGCACTTTTATATAGCAAGCAGCAAGAAAGGAATGGGTCAAAATGCTTAGTGATCTTATAGGAGTCCGTTTCACCGACGGCGGCCGCGACATTAAAACAGGCTTTGACTGCTGGGGTCTTGCAATGGAAATATTCAGACGTTATGGCGGTATGCTGCCTGATTATAAAATCGGCTGCCAGGAAGCAAGCCGCATCGATACGGCAATCAGCGATAGCCGGCAGTTCTGGAAAAAATGCAATGCCGCCGATTTGCCCGTTCCGTCGCTTGTCGTGATCCGTTTTAACAGCCCTTTATACTGCAATCATACGGGTGTTTATATAGGCAACGGCCGCTTTATGCATACCAGGCAAAAAATTGGAGTCAACATCGACAGAATAGATTCGCCGGCCTGGCGTCACATGATCGAAGGCTTTTATATTCCAGACTGGTTTTAAAGGATTGAAAATGAATAAAATCACCGTGGTCGAAATCAGAAATCCTTTCGATCATAGCGACCGGACCATCAGAAAAATTGAATATAAGCCCGAAAAAATGCTTGACGCATACGTTCAGGACGTCGCCGGCGAAAATGAAAAAGACGTAGTGGTGAGCGTTAACGGCCATATCGTCGACCGCGATAAATGGCCGGAAACGTATCTGGTTAAAGGCTCGTACATGGCGATAAGCCCGATGATCGGAAAAGAGGGCGGCGGGAAAAATACGCTGGCGCTCATTGCCGGTATCGCGCTGTCGGTCGTTTCGATGGGCGTGGGATCGATGGTATCCGACGGCGCTTTCATGGGTTCGACCGCGCTGGCTATGGGATCGTGGAGCTTTGCCGGCTACCTGGCCGCCCTGGCCGTAATGTATGTCGGCGGCATGATCATCTCGAAGATGACGCCGAAACCGCAGCTCGACATTGCTACGACGTCGCCGACATATTCCTGGAATCCTTCGACGCCGCTCGCCGGCCAGGGACACTCGCTCGGTATTATTTTTGGTACGGTCAGGCCGACGCTGACGATCCTCGCGCAGCATGTCACTACCGACGGAGAAAAACAGTATCTGAACATATTGCTTTGTGTCGGCGAAGGGCCAATCGATAGCGTTACAAACATAAAAATCAACGATAATCCGATTGAAAATTATGCCGGTGTCGAGAAAGACATTCGGCTCGGAACGAATAACCAGACTGTAATCCAGAATTTTAACGATACGTTCGGCGACCAGCCGCTTTCTTATGAACTTGAACTTGCCGGCGCCTGGGTAAAACATCAGACTGACGGCAACGCGGCCGAGGGTCTTGAAATTGAATTCAGTTGTCCTTCAGGGCTTTATCACGTCAATGACGACGGCGCGCTTGCCGCCGCTAGCGTGACGCTGGAAGCGCAATATCGTAAAGTGATCGAAGGCCAGGGCGATGAAGATAACTGGAATAACTTTTTCGGCGAGAAATTGAAAATAGGTTCTCTGACGCTTAATGGTCAGCCGTATAATGGAGCTGGCGCGATTTATAACGTCAGCGCCGCCGCCGGCGCGATCGCCGAAACGTGGACGATCACATGCACGGAAACGGCCAACGGCGGATTTCCAACCCGAACATACGGAAAAAAGTTTTCTGTGGTAGGCTCGGTCAGCGGCGCGAAGGCGGACGCGGCCGCCGAGCTGCGTTACTCGAACGGCTTTATCGTTTTCGATGTCAGTTCTTATTATAGCTGCGGCGTAGGCTATTCTTTCCAGATCGAAATAACGACATACAGCGCGAGCGTAATCGCGGCGGCGAGCTCATCTATGGTACGCCGGACTTTCCGGGTCGATTATAAACCGGTAGGTCAATACGAAGTCAGGACGCGTTGCACGGCGAAATCCGGTATCACGGCGCGCGATACGACGCGCGTTTACTGGTCGCAGTTATCGGCTATAATGTATGACGACTTTGTCCGGCCCGGAAAAGTTCTTATCGGTATTCGGGCGCTCGCCACTGGTCAGCTTTCGGGGTCGCTTCCGAATATAACATGTGTTGCGACGCGCTCTAACGTTTACGTCTATAATTCTACCACCAACACATACCAGGTTAAGCCTGCCAATAATCCGGCGTGGGCGTCCTATGACCTCATACATCGGGCCAAGCTGATTTATAATTTCGAAACGCAAATGGACGACATCGTCGTTTTTGGCGCCCCGAAAGAAAAAATGATTTATCAGGATTTCAGCGATTGGGCGGATTTCTGCACTCAAAAAGGCTTGCAGGTCAATTATTACCTCGACAAGGCAGATGACCTCTGGACGGCTCTGCGCGAGATAGAAAACTGCGGCCGCGGCAAAGTCATATTGAAGGGCACCAGATACAGCGCGATCTGCGACAAGCCCGGCACGCCGGTACAGCTCTTTACTGTCGGAAATATCATAAAAGATACGTTTCGCGAAGAATTCTTACAAATGAAAGACCGCGCAAATGCGATCGAAGTTACTTTCAACGACGCCGAATCAAATTACGAACGCAATATATTGACCGTCTATAGTGATGACTGGGAATCGTCTGACCGCATAAAGCATCCGACTCAAATAGCTCTTAACGGAATAACGAGCCGTGACCAGGCGTTTAAAGAGGCGAGCTATCGCCTGCGCATCAATAAATATTGGAAGCGCAGCATATCGTTCGAAACGGACGTGGACGCTATCGCCTGCCAGGCCGGCGATATTATTTTAATACAACACGACGTGCCGCAGTGGGGATTTGGCGGCCGTATTATGACGGTGGTCAACAGTACGACGCTCAAACTCGATGCGACGGTTACGCTTGAGGCGAATGAAACATACACGATTTATGTCCGCCTGGGCGAATCCGACATCATTGTAGAAAAAACGATCGCGGCCGCGGCCCAGGAGCGCGTTACTGACACGATAACGGTCACAGTGGCTTTCTCGCCGCTGCCAATACAATATGACGTTTATTCGCTCGGAAAAGTGAATATTGCTGCCAAGCCTTTCCGCGTGGTCAACATCGGCCGCGCCAGCGATCAGACGCGCCGTATAAATGCGCTTGAATATGTGGCTGCGGTTTATGACGAAAGCGGAACGGCGCCGGTGATCAACTATAGCGCCCTGACTCCTTACGCCGACGTATCCAACATGATGCTCGGCCAGGAGACTTACGCGCAGCGCGACGGCAGCGTAATATCGGTTATGTATGTTTCGTGGAGCGTGCCGCGCGGCCGGCGCATGACGGAATATCATGTTTTTTACAGCCGCGATAATGGCGCGAACTGGATAAAATGGGGAATCACGGAAGAGGCGGCCATAACTATATCCGGCGTGAAGCCGCTCGAAACCTATATTGTTAAAGTGTGCACGGTCAACGAAATAGGCATACTGTCGCCTGGCGTGATCTCACAGCCGTGCTATATCACAGGCAAAAACCTGCCGCCGGATAACGTCGCGAGCCTTACGGCGACTCAGGACCCGAACGATAAAACGCGCATCAGGCTGGAATGGCCGGCCGTCGGAAATATCGACCTGAAAGGCTATCTGGTAACGGAAAGCGATGTCAACATATCCAACTATCTCACCGAAACGAAATACACCTATATCGCTACGGCAACACGCGCCCATAATTTCAAGGTTTTTGCGGTTGACACTTCGAACAATCTTTCCGTCACGCCGGCGGTCGCGAGCGTCAATGTGACGGTCGAGCCTTCAAATGTGAGCGGCTTTGCCGCCGTGGCTGACCCTTACGATCGGACGAAAGTTTTATTATCCTGGAGCGCGATCACCGAAGTCGATCTGGCGAATTTCGAAATCAGGATGGGCGACACATGGGCCGACGGCACTGTTATCGGAAAAATCAAGACCACAAGCTTTTCTTACCAGTTGCCGGCGAGCGGGTTTTATCGTTTCTGGATCAGCGCGGTGAACCTCGGCGGTTATTATTCGGCCACGCCGGCCGGCGCGGAAAACCAGTTCAGCTTCGAATCGGCTGCGCCTGTAAATGGTGCGATAACGCAAGACCTGAATGATCGCACGCGCCTCGGCGTGTCCTGGTCGCCGGTGAATGATCCGGACGTCATCATGTATGAAGTGCGCCTGGGAAATGATTGGGCTACAGGCGCGGTCGTCGGAATAGTGAAAGAAGCCAGCGTGACGCATGTCATTTCGACGAGCGGCACTTATAATTTTATGGTTCGCGCGAAGAACGTCGCCGGTCATTACTCGTCGATTCTCAATATCAGCGGGGCTTTTTCGGTCGAAGTTTCGAACGTGAGCGGCTTCACCGGAACGCGCGCCGTCAACGATAAAAGCAAATTGCGGCTTACTTGGAGTGCGGTTCCGGAGCGCGATGTCGATCACTATGAAATTCACGAGGGCAACAGCTGGGACACGGGATCGCTTGTTTTCGGAAATGTTGCCGGAACATTTTATGATGCGACTACGACGGTTGAAAAGACTTATAAATTCTGGATTAAAGCAATATCAAAAGCCGGAAATCAGAGCGCCAGTCCGACGCTTTTTGAAATCCTTATTTCGATGAATCCGACGGCGCCGACGAATTTTATTATTACGACTGCCCCCGCCGACAGAACAAAATCGATTATGACCTGGGCGGAGAGCCCCGACCTGGACGTCATCGAGTATGAAATCAGAAACGGCATCGACTGGGCGAGCGGAACAACGTTGATAAAAACCAAGGAAACGCGCTTCACCTGGACCGTGCCGAATACTGATACATATGCAATCCGTCTTAGAGCCCGAAATGCCTCTGGATTCGAAAGCGACGAAGTTCTTAGGAGTTATACTTCATACGTCGAACCTTCGAACGTAATCGGATTTCAGGCGCTTCAGAACGGCGAAAACGTTCTGCTGCTGTGGAACAAGGTCACGGACATCGATCTTTCAAATTACGAAGTGCGTGAAGGTCCGGTATGGGAGCTCGCTTCGATCATTGCAACCGGTCTGACCGGCGTCGCGTTCCAGTTCATGGCCGACCGTGAGACATCGCGCACGTTCCTTATCAAGGCTGTTAATCGGGCGGGAAAATATTCGAAGGCTGCCGCGAGCGCAACGGTTGTAATTTCCGGACTGCCGCCCAAAAACGTTATCGTTACTTACGACGAGATC